TTGCTCTTATCGTTGCTCATTATGTTGTGGTGCGGTCCAAGGAACCTTATCTGAGGCAGATTAACCACCTCACGAACAGATTATCCACAAGTTCATTGGAACTGCTACAGAACCTGCTAGGGTAAACGTGATTTGGTCTTGCAGAGTACCACTGCTGCTGGAAATAATTCCTCCAACACTGGCATTTGCTGCTTGACCGCCTACAATCACCGCATGAATCTTACTCGCTCCACCACCGATTTCAGCGATGTCTCCAGTACCCATGATTGTGGTCACTTGGAAGCAAGCGAGTTTCAAACCCTTTCCTGCTGTGTTGGTCGTATCCGTGTTAGTTGCCGAGAAGGCGTCTAGGGAACCGGGGTATGTATCTGCTGCCCCGCCTGCTCCGTCTAGCCATCGTGTTTCAGTGTCTAGTGCTCCTGCGTATAGTTCTAGTTCAAAGTCTAGCGAATAGACTCCTGCATCACCTGATTTCTTTGTCAATGTTATTGCTGCCATATTTTTTCATCTCCTTTATTTTTTTTCTCCAATCTCACTTGAGGTCACGGATGCTCCCTTGTCCTCCGAAGAAGGTGGTCCACACCTCTCCCATTGTTCTGTAGAGTCCTTCCTGTCCTAGCCTGTTGATGGCGAACGGGTCACCAGTCTCGATTCCCGACTCGAAGTATTGGGTCGGTATCGCAGTGCTGAAGTGCAGGTAGTCTGTGTCTAGGTAATACATTCGGCCAATGCCGTCTGCTGGCATGTCCTTGGTGGGGATGATGGGTACACCGTTGTAGGTTGCCACGATGAATCCGGCTTCCATACCGGGAACACCCTTCACACCGTTGTAGGTGGGGGTGACCCTCTTCTCCTCCATGAACCTCTGCTGTGACTGTAGCAGTTGCTGTAGTCTCATCAGAGTGTCGTACTTGGTCAGGATGACCTTGGGGTTTCCACCACGGACCCATACCTTCTGGAATAGGTCGTCTAGGTGGTCAAGGCTCAGAGTCCTGTCAGTTGCGCTGGTGTGAGCGTTACCCTCAGCGTAGGCCCAAGTAGAGTTGTCAGTCCTGTTGATGGAGTAGATGTCCTCGTCTCCATTGTCGTAGTGGGTACCACCGCCAGTCATTGCTGTCGTGTCTGCGCAGGTGACCCTGTCGAGAGACTCGAAGTTGTTGCCAGCCGCTGTGGATATGTCCGTCAGAAGCATCTTGTTGACCATCTCAGCGTGGTGCTTACCCATCTCTTCCTTGAGGACCTGTCGGATATCTCCCAATCCGTCATCCTTGTCTGCTAGGAAGATAGCCGTCTCGGACATATCGAAGGTGTGCGCGATAGTCTTGGGCTTGGCTGCGATGTTCTGGAAGGCAGGCTTGACCGTGTCAGGCAGGGTTGCGTTCTCTGCAACACCACCGTGGACTGTGCCTGAGTTAGGCTTGTCAGTGATGACGCGCCATCCAGACCTGTCCCAAGGCTTCTTGGGCAGGATGCTGAAAGCGTTGAACTCTTGGTTCATCTGGCTCCATACCTTTCGTCCGTAGATTGCTTGGTATGTTCCAGCGGTTGAAGAAAGCATTGGGCTGTCTGCCTTGAGTAGTTCGCTACCCGTGTAGGTGTATCCCATTGCGTTCCCAGCGCCATAGTAGTAGCGCTCCATGTCTGTTACTGTTCTAATGTAGTTTCTTGCCATTTTTCATCACCTCTAGTTCTCGCTCCCGAAAGCCCTGTTGGCAAGGCTGTGCACCTCGTCCCAAGACATGTCTGCAAGGGCCTCCGTTGTGGGGACCTCTACTGCAGGGAGTGAACTTGCGCTCTTCTGTATGTCCTCGCCAACTTCGGCGGGACCGTTCTCGATACGAGCAGTCAGAGCCTCAAGGGACTTCTGAATCTGTGCAAGAGGGCCGCGAGCATCGAATGCTGCTGCTTCTGCCTTGGTGACCTCTGCGACTCTCTCATTCTGGAATCTGCTAGAGAACTGCTCTTCTAGGGAACCCTTGAACTCGTTCTCTAGTGCTGCTGCCTTGTAGACCTCGTATGCGGCCTCGACATCTGCCTCTGAGACTCTGTCAGGAGTTAGGAAGTTTCCTTTCTGGACCTTGCCTCTAGATAGACCGGATGCTGATAGGGCGTTGGTGGATGGTTTTCCACCCTCTGTTGCTCGACCCTTTGCCTGTCCAGTCCTCTGTTGGTCGTTCGCGCCCAGTTCCTCTGGGGTTGAACCGGCGTTTGCCTTGGAGAGGTTGTCGAAGTGTGCGCGTGCGGAAGCCATGTCCACACCTGCGCTCTTGAGCGTACCCTCCATCCAGTCGAGATACTCTGAGGAAATCACATCAGAGAAGTCATCATCTGAGGCCAACTTCATTGGTGGCGCTTCTTTCTTCTCCTCTGGGGCATCCTCTTTCTCGTCTTTGGCGTCTGCCGCGTCATCTTTGTCACCGCCGCCCTTGCCTTCTAGCCAAGGTAGTCCCTTCTCCATAGAGTCGAGCCTCCCTTCTAGACGACCAAGAACGTCAGTCATTTGCGTCATTACATCGTTTTCTGCTTCTGTCATTTTATTCACCTTTTCTTGTTTTAATATCCTGAATGTTGCTTCTGGGTTTATTCCTTTTTCACAGATTGTTACTTCATGAAGTTCTAGTTTGCTGATTTCTTGGTAGTCGCCGTGCACTGGGTCTGATTTTCTGACTCGCTTGAATGCCTGTCCTCCGATACTGAAACCCCGTAGTGCTCCTTTTCGGATTTCGGCAGCGACTTCTTTTGCTTTCTCGATGTCGTCTCGGAGTTCTACTACTACAAACATCCCGACATCGTCAACTTCGCTTTTCCACAACCTCCCTTCGTTATCTGTATAATTTGGAATCACTTCACCGACTTGTATGTTAGAATGCGCTAGTTGTACGTTTCTATACTTCGGGTCCTCCATGTATTTTCTGAATGCGTCTTTGAGTGCATCTTTTGTTATCTTGTCACCTTGCTTGTCCACTACTTCTACGCTAGCATAGCCAGCAACGATGAGGTCTCCACCCTTGATGAGGGTGATTCCAGAGTTCCTGTTCGTCCGTAGAGGGGATAGCACACTAAATCGACTGTGGTCTTGTCATTCTACTTATATTAAGCGGCAACAGATTATTCCGCTATTGCTGATTATATGGGATTAGAATCGCTATACTGCAAGCCATCTTCCTTATCTTGATGGCGCTTTTTACGTGGGTATGGTTTTTCGGCGTCTTCTGTGGGTCTTGCACGCATGTCATAATCTGGCATAGTCTCCTCTCCTTCCAGATTGGTTGGCCCTCTGGGGCTCTCTGTGAGAGCGCCTACGTCTATACCGTACCCCCTACTCCCCCCTCCGAAGCCCATTTCGTTCTTCTCTAGAACATCCAAGACTCTCTCTATCATGCCCAAGGCCTTACCCAAGTTTGGCTTTGTGACTAGGTCCTCATCATCCAACTCATCGCTGTCCTCCTCTATATCGTCTTGCGCCTCCTTTGAAGGAATGGGGTCAGCCACCCTCTCAATCTTGCCCTTCAAGAGCATACTAGCGACTTGTCCCCAGAATGGCTTCAGGCTCTCACTCAGCATTATGCTGTAGTAGTCCTCACCCATATCGCTGAGAATCGTCTTGGGACTATGAACCCAATATCCTCCATCTGACTTGGCTAAAGTATAGAAGACCTGATTTCCATCTGGGGTATGAACGGTGACTGTGTCGTCTTTCACCTCCACGTCATGGGGGAAGTGTAAGTGGGTATAGGATTTGGAGAGCATCCCCAGAGTCTCCATGCTGACGCTAGATTCTCCCTCCCCATCGCCTACTATCCTGATTGGGGTCATTGTGTATATGTCCCTCCCTTCCTTCTCTTGATGCTTTATCCCACTCACTTTCACTTCGACAATGTCCCCTTCCTCGAAGGGCTTGGGGCTGGAGACTGTACCCACGTCCAGATAGACATCACCATCTTGCTCTATGGTTCTCTCTTCTATCCCCTCATCGTCTATCAATGGCCCAGCACCAAGCCTGTAGGTGAATGGTTTCTTCCCCCTCTTATCCAAGACCCTGAGATTGATGGTCTTGTTGGGTCTGAGTAATACCCACTTGGGGTGTCTCCTCTCCCCCTTCATGTAGGTGCTCTTACCATCTCTCAGCAATAGCGTCTTATGCTCTCCCAAGAAATCATTGACTAGGTCCTCTAATCCCTCTTCGTCTGTGAGTTTGGTATCATGAGGGCCGGGGATAGAGACATTCTCATAACTGTCATATTGCCCTCTTAGAATCTTCAACCTCTCTTGGACACTCATATCTGTGACATCTGTGTCATCATAGAAGATGATGTCTATGACTTTCATCTCCTCATCTCTCAAGACGCAATCCAATGTGCAATCCTTCTCCCCTAGGTTCTTGACTCCCTTCCTAGCCCAGTCTGGTATGCTCCTCCTAACACCACTCTCATCGTAGGCAGTGACTCTTTTCCCCTTCTTGATTACTACAATCCTCTCCCCGTCATACCACTTTGAAACCACCCAAGTACCAGTGAAGCCACGAAGCCTCTGCAAGTCCTTGAACGAGAATATCCGATGCATGGGTCTGATTGGTGGTACCCAAGATGGAGAGCCTCCCTTGATTAGCATTGAGTCTGGGTTCAATAGGAAGGCTGCATAGTCTCCCGGTTCGCTTTGTGTTATGGTCACTGGGTCCTCGGCATATGATGGTCCACCAGCGAAATGCGGGGCATACGCATTGGCTACACCCTGTGGGTCTATGCGACTCCCATCCTGTGTGGACACAGCAGCGGCGACATCTGCATCGAAAACACTAGTGATGGTTCTGAAATCCACCGGGACGACTGATTCCTCAGAAGTGTGATGCCCTAGTTCAGGAACGCCATTATCGAACTCGAACCTGCTCTCTGGCTTACCCTTGTTCAACGCGGGGTTTCCGAACTTCATAGCCATGGAACTGCTATACAAATCCATGATTGGAGTGCCTTCGTGACCAACCGGGTGAATCTCCCTTCCCGGTCCGAAATTTATCGAGTGGCTCTCTGCAAGAGGCTCCACTTGGGACAAGTCAGTGTTAGGGTCATGCACAAGCACATCCCTCATTCTATGCCTGACATTGTCAGCAGACCTATTGCAATTCCCCTTATCCCCCTTCCCGCTAAGACTGATATGACTAGGGAAGTCGAAAAGGTCGGAGAACAGCCTCCTCTTCTTTTTCTTATTCTGATGACCATAGTAATGCATGCGCCTTGATTCTGGGGCACCTATCCTTTCAATACCCAGACTAGGTAGCACTTTGGTATTCTCATGTGTCTTCAAGTAACTATCGAATGTCCTCACGTGTTGTGATATCTCATTCATCTTCTCAGTAGCATCTGCATACCCGAAATTAGCCAACATCTCGTCTGGGGTCATTCTCCTATTCTCTGCGGTTTTGGCTTGATTGGAAGTCAATACATCATCCAAATGCGAGAATATGTCTTCCATCTCCCCATAGTCATCAAAGAGGTTCTCCTCTCTTCCCCTAGCCCTGATGGGAGCACCGCTGGTCATCAGGTTGTGCATTGACATGACTACCCTGCTATCGCCTTCATGGGTCAATTGGGATTGTATCTGCTCTAGCATATTAGCGGCATGGGTCCTATGCTTGCCATCATTGGTGTATCCCAGAGCATCCATGAACTCCTCTAGTGTGGTCTCCTTGGTGACGGGTGTACCGTGTTCCATCATATGGGCAGGCAAATCTGTGAAACCAGTCTCCTTGATTGGGGTCTGCTCCTTGTCTATACCATACTCATGCACAGTGAAGTTATTGACGAAAGTGGTTCCATCTGGTAGTTCAAAGGATGCCCCTCTAGGAAGGACCATCAAGGCCCTGTTTGCATCTTTGAAGAGGAAGTCTATCTCTGTTGCTAGATTGGGGTTTTCTGGTGAGAACGTGCCCTCTGGTTTCAATTGCGCTAGAGCGGAAGCCATTCTAGCCACTGCAGCCATGTGTGATGGTATTCTAGTGTTCAAGTCATTGACGTGCTGTGCAGCCCTGTTTCTCCTAGCACCCTTTAGGTTATCTGGTGTTAGACCCTTATCATGTAACGCGAAGAACTCCAACATCCCTTGTGGGTCTGTTATCTCCCCCACTCTAGCACCAAACGCTGCTGGTCTCTTAACCAGATGCTCTGGCTTTATTTCTACTGGGGCTTGTGGTCTACCCATATCACCTAGCCCAAGATGAGTGGCTATCGAATAAGCCATAATGGCTTGTTCCTGATGGACTCTATCCCTTTCTGTCCTTTCCTGAATCTTATCTTTATCCTCGTTATCGTACTCATCTGGGACAGCGACTGCACCTCCCACCTCAGCAGCAGCACCTGCGGCAGCGACATCGACTGGTTTATTCCCCCTGTTCAATATATGGACGTTGCTCTTGCCATGTGGTGTCTTCACAGCGTGTCCCCTTGATGTGATTGACGGTTTCAACAAATCAAATATCTGGGGACCAAACTTGGCTTTGATGTCACCAGCGGACATGGTGGATAACTCGTTTATTAGTCCCGGAGCCAAGGTTGAGATGTGAGCGAGTACCTGATTCTTGGGATTCAGAGCAGTCTGAGACGATGGGTCCTTGGAGTTGTTGAAATTAGAAAATATAGCCTGAGGGGTGTTGAATAGATTGTAGCGGTGATTGAAGTATGGGCCGAACAAGCCTATGTTCTTGCTCACTGTGAACTTCTCACCATCCTTGGTTCCCATAGTGCTAGTGGAAAGACCAGTCTCAGGGTCAGTGTAAGCATGGGAATCATGTATAATCTCAGGTAGGGTATGTGGGTTCCTAGACAGACCACTACCCCAGAACAATGGGGCGAAGAAGGCAGCAAGACCATGGAAGTTACCATCCCCTATCCCCATCTTCTCCATCATCTTCCTCTCTTCATCAGACATTTGTCCGTCCTTGAAGAAGTAATTACCGCCGTGTAATTGCATTTGGTTCCTCAATTCCTTGGATTGTATTGCCAATTCGTTTCTAGACTTGGTTCTATCAAGAAGGCTAGCCATGTCTCCTTCCGGGATTAATGGGCCATTGTGATTGGGATAGAAGGGGTGAGAGCCTGCTTCTATTGGTGCTCCCGTCTTAGAATCGAAACCTAGAGCGGTCATCACTTCAGTCTTGGAGAGTCTAGCATCAGTCTCACCAGAGCGTATTATCTTCGCTATTGCTTCAGTCTTGGAGAGAGGGACATCTTCATCCGTCTCAGGGTCCTTACCCATGAGGCTCTCGATGTTGAATTTGGGTAGACCTGAGATGTCCCTATGGAACTTACCAGTCTCATCGAAGTGCCTACCATGATGTTGAGCCCCCTCTTCATCCTCTCCGCCTTCATGAGTGTAGACCTCCAGACCCAAGGCCTCTCTCATGTTATTGATGGTCTCCTCACTGAGACCCTCCTCTTCGATGATGTCGTGAAGGGAGTCATACAGCCTTTCTTGGTCAAATTCAGACAACTGGTCATTACTCTCTCTAGGATGAGGGATGGCATTAGCACTAGTGAAACCCGAATACCTGCCTCCCCTGTGAAGCATATTACCGAGCATCTGATGGGTCTGCCTCTTTATCCTACCAGCGGAGACAGTAGAGCCATCTGGTAGTTTGATGTCTTGATTGCTCGCTTTGTCCAAATCATCATGAATGGCTCTCATCACTGCGCTTCGCTCTCTGGGTGAGAACCATTGCAGTTGGTGCATGACCGCCCTGTCTCCCAGATAGTGCCCGTGCTCTATTGACTCATCAAGGAGAGCGCCCTCTCCTCCCTTCTCCCAATCAGCATAGATATCAGAGCCGCTCTTTTCCTTCGTATCAGTCTCAACGGCCTTGTTAGTCCAACTCCTAGCCCTGTCTTCCGCATGTAGCATGCGCAATGCCAACTCCTCCTCGGAATGGTGATGTCCTTCTGGTATCTCTGTCGAGAGACCACGTGACTTCACCTCTGCTATGGCGTTGTTCCTCCATGAGCCATCGACATCCATATGCCCCTCGTCATTGATGCTCCTCCAATCTTGGTCCCCATCAGCCCATCTCTCGAAGTCTCTGTTATACGCATCCTCCATGGTTGTGATGTCAGAGCCCTTCAAACCGGAAAGGGGGCCCAACCCATGGAACATGTGCCCATCATCGAACTTCATCCCAGCGTGGTGTATGCTACCCTCCTTCCTCAGGTATGCGTCTTGTGCTCTCTCTATGTCACCTATGGTTTTCGCATGCGTCTCATGGTTTGTCGCCATCGGTAGAACCTGCTCTATCATCCTCTTGTGTCTCCTTTGCAGACCAGTCCTCGAATCCACAGACTTGGAGGGGTCATGAAGGGGATGGAAAGGATGGTCACTAGAATTGCCGAAGGGCTTTCCCTTCGCCTCTTGCATCTCGATATCATGAGAGTGGGATAACGCCATCCTATCAGCGATAATCTTACTCTGCTCTTCGGGTGATAGGATGCTCTCTTCGGGTGATATGGAAATAGCGCTCTTCGCTCTGTCTCTCCAAGGCATCATTGTTGATAGGTGACCCTTCGCCTTTTCCGCTACTTGCTTCTCCCATTCACCCTTGGGTAGTAGTTCATCCTCACCAAAGGCTTTGGTGATTAGTGAATCACAGATACGCTCCTTCCAAGTCTCATCGTAGTGGAAGCCATGGGAAACTAGATTCGCCTTGGCAAAGACGTATTCATCTACGCTATTCTCTACTTCCTTACCATCGAGAATGCTCAATACGAGACCGTCACGGGCCTTTACAAAAACCGAGACTGGGTCATCATACACACAATACCACCTAGTCTAGTTTAGGTCCATCTCCACCAACGAACTCCTCATGCCCAGAGTTCTTGTCATGGGTGTTGAGTTTCTTCCCCATCGAGTCTAAATCGACTGAGGACTTGCTAGCGCCAGCGTTCTTCACGTCCTTGGCGTCCAAGAGGTGATTGTTGGTATTGTAGTGAGCGTTCCTCGTCCTACCACCGCTCTCTGACTCGAAGGATACATCTTGCGGTTTGGTGCTGAAAGCAGTGGAGTAGTTGGGTGATGCCTTCTCTAGAGTGTCAATCCTCTCTGATATCTGCTTTGCCTTCCGCAATAGGTTGTAGGCTTCTTTGCTCGCTTCTTCTTTTCTTGGTCTCAAGGTGTCACCTCCACGTCTTGCGCTTGTTCTGCCATCTCATGTATGTCAGCCCAACTCATTTCATGGACTTGCTCGTTGGTGAACTCAGAGAGGTCTGCGTTCTCATTCTTCAGGAGAGTAGCATCTCCGAGACCTAGGTCGTTCCTGAATGGGTCCTGTGAGATATCTTCTGGTAGATTAGTAGTAGTGGATACGAAGCCTGCTTTCTTCAACAGGGCTCCGGGGTTGTTCATCATCTTCCTGAGTTGCCTGTTCTCGTTCTTCAAGTCATGCAGAGATGAGTCCATGCTCTCCATCTTGGTGATGAGAGCGCTCATCAACTTCTCTGTGCTGCTACCCTTTACCAATTTAATCCCTCAAGGAGTGTAGGCTCTACCGAAAGTTCCAGTGTGAGGCTTCATCCTAGAGTTGGTACGAGCGGGAATCACAGTTCCGGGCAATTGACGGTCTCTTTGAGTGGTGTCGAAGTTTGAGCCCCTCTCATCGAACTTGTGAAGTGGGGTCCCAACGAATCTAGCGGTTGGGGATATTACCTCAATCTTACTCTCAGCCTTGTGTATGGTCGAAGCGAGGTCATCATTCAGGAAGTTGCCGAATTTCAGAACCTCCACTAGATGCGCTTTAGCCTCATTCGCATTGCCATCTTCGAGTGCCTTGGTGAAGGCCTCAGTATGCACGTTTAGTTTCCTCGCAATCGGGTCCATCTTGGTTAAGTCCATGTTCGCTCGTCCCTCCCGAAGTGGTGTTGGTTTAATTATCCTTATGCTCCACGGGGCCTTCTGGCGTTCATCAAAGCGTTGGATGTGTTTTGAGCGGTGGTTGGGGCCATTCCGTTCTGCTGGACATTCGAGAATGGGGCTCCAGAACCCATGCTACCCCTTTGCTGTGGTCTTGCTGGACCTTGTGGGGTTCTGATTCCGACACCCTCACCGCCGGGTTGCGAAGGAGGCATCACTTGACCCATGATTCCGGGAGGCATTCCTCTTGGGGGCATTCCCATTCCGGGCATCATTCCACCCATTCCGGGCATCATGCCCCCACCGGGTGGCATTCCCATTCCGGGCATCATGCCCCCACCGGGTGGCATGCCTTGCTGTTGCTCCATCGGGTCAATCTTCTTGTAGATGAAGCGGATGTCCCTCTCCCCTTCCTCAAGTAGTTCTGGTTTGTAACCCAGCATCATCATCCTCTGTGCTAGGTTGGCCTCCATCTCGTCTCGGCGGAGTCTGGTTATCTCGTCCTCCTCCTCGTTCGGATAGAGGGTCAGTTTCCAATCTTCCACGTCCATCTCCTTGAGTAATTTCGGGAAGAGTATGTCAGTGAACACCTTCTGCCCATACTCCACTGCCCTATTAGTGACTAGTATCTGCATTCCCTCGTTATTGAGCCCACCTGACTTGCCGTTGTCTATCATGAACACGGCGCTCACTCCATAGAATGCCGCTATCCTGTTTCGCATCTCGTCACGGACTGATATGTATTGCATCTCCTCTAGGGTATCCATGAACTTGACCCAGTTCACGCCACCCCTACCAGATGCGGACTCTATCCCTACCTTAGGGACGTAGTGCGGGTCACGCTCCATCTTCTCATCTACAGTCTTCCAGAAGGACTTCATTGATTCCAGATTATCAGTGGTGACTGATATGATGCCCTTAGGTGTCCTTCTCTTCTGATACGCGGTATACATGTAGTTGTCCATGGCGGTGAGGGTCATGGCTTGTCTCCACATGGTATTGACTGGGCTACGACCGTACAATTTCGATGGATTGTATTTGCTGAGGTGTATGACCTCTCCCTTGAGGTAGTATTGGGTCTTACCGCTACCCGCCATATTGACGTAATGGACATCGTCCATCTCACTACCACAGACTTGGCAAACGTCCTCTTGTCCGGGATAGGAGACTTGGTCACGATGGAGGGCACACACCTTGTATCTACCACCTCTGACCCCACGCTTGTCAGATACTATGCGCATGAATATGGGGTCTCCACGAATGACCTCCTTGACCCTGTAGAATTGAATCTCTGTTGTTTCTGGGTCTACGAAGTATTCCTTCACCACTATGAGGAAGGCATCATCCACTATGTCCAAGTCCTTCTCAATCTCATACAAGACGTGCATGAAGGACTGCTCCATCGAGTTATCTTGCTTGAGGAGCCAACGGGGGTAGAGGACCTCTTCGTGATTGGGGCCCCTCACTTCATAGCCGCAAGTGGGGCACATTTCCACATCGTGTTGGAACTCCTCGTCACAGGTCTCGCACTTGAATCTGAATTTCTTCTCCCAGAAGTA